AAAACCTCTCTCATTTTCTTAACTTTCTGTCGAAACTCAAATTCACAACGTCTGCATAAATCACTTAACAACACAAACCGATTACAACGTATGCATTTTCTCATAGCTTTAACCTTTTCAAAGTATGCGTGATAGACTTCATTTGTTCTTCCTGGGATTTTGTCCTATTTTCTGTGTTGTGCAATTCTTCCCATCTCGACATGAAACTCAAAAGAACGCGAAACTTCCAACTTACTGATTCTTCCCTTTTCCTCATGCTTTTCATCATTTCCTCACAGATAAAGAAATGGCCCTAGAAACTCTCACATCTCTAGGACCTTAGAAACCTTAACCAACTATCAGAATATCCCTCCCCAAATCCGTCATGTACTTAATCCAAGCTAAGTTTAAATACATGGAGTCTCGCCCCTGATAATCCCAACCTAATACTTCTACCCACATTATCCTATCTCCTCAAGTAATCTGTTCAACTCCCGATAAAGATGTCTCACAAATATTGTCAACTCGAAAGCTTTTTTTCCTCCGCCACTCTCCCTAATCAACATTTCATATCCACCGATTTTCTTGGCAAGTTTGATAATCTTACCAATTTTCTTCTTTCTCATCATATCACCTCACAGATAAAGAAAAGAAACCGGGGATTTTGAGGCCCCCGGAATCTATGCAACTTATCCCATCTTGGAAGCAAGTTCCAAAAGCCTTTTCTGTACGGCTTCCGGTCCTTCCATCCTGACCTGCGCCAGCAAGGAATCGAGAGTAACGCCCTTTTCCTTATTTGACGCCTTGACTACAGGAATAAAGGCTTTTCCTGCCTCTATCGCCTTGAGGATAATTTCATCCTCTGTGGTACCGTTCTCAGGGGAATCCCCGATAAACTCTCTAACCCTCACGCCTGCCGCGCTTTTCACTGCGGCATTTACGAAAGTAAGAGCAGATTCTGGCGATCCGGCCGCTCCGACAAATTCCTTGAAATCAGAATAAATCGGGAATGGCGCTTCTCCCACTGTGATTTTCGGCAAACCCTTGGAATTCTTACCACTTCCGAGCTTGTGATCTGCCGAGGCTTTCTGTGTTCCGAAATCCATGATTCTACTCCCTGGGAAAAATGATGAATCCTACGTCTCAATGAGCTACCCTACAGAATCAATATACAACCGTGTACCGTATGGCGCAAGGCGGAGTCGAACCGAGATCGTCCCCAACACAGACCGGACCCTTGCGCGTAGACCTATCGAATCTGCCGAATACAATTCCTAGAATCCGCCTCAAGACGCCTGCGGAAAAACAATTCGGCATCTTTCCGAGTCCTGCACAGAACCAAAGCTATCAGCCGGTACTGCGATCCTGGGCGATCCTGGGTAAAAAGGGAATACCTACGATTGTTTCCGTTGACACATTCTGGCGCACGATCCGGGCGGAAAAGTAGGGCTGACATTTCACCTCACAGGTAGAAATCCGTAATCCATTGACCACGAACAGTACCATAAAGTACAGCCCGGCGCTAGTACTGTAACCGTAATGTAATCCGAATTTTACTGAATTGTAATGGTTTATGCTTTCCGAAATCCGAGATTAGTTTCTGCTTATTCATAGGTGGGGGTGGTCCTAATAAAATAATGAGCTTTGACTACACCCTATATTAGTCTGGAGGTTTAGTACGGGGGCGACCCAAAATTAAACCTACCTTAGGGCGGCGGATAGGTCTAGACTATTTGTACAATAAAAATTTTTCAGGGCTTCTTTTATTTTATTTTTCTTTTATTTTATTTTTCTGAGTTTTTTCTTGGTTTTTTTCTTGGTTTTTTTCCTAGTAATATATGTGGAGCTAGGGGTAGCTAGGGTACAGGGCCATGTGGGATGGATGTTTGTCGGGGGTTGCGTTCGGGCGGTTAGAGTAGTATATTCAAATGGGGTATAGCGTTACTTTCCTTTATAGAGAGCTAGGATCATGGCCGATTTCTCAGGCAGTATGCCAGATATTGTTATACCAGATGGTACTACATTCTCTCAGGCTTATGGTCCGGCGGATGATGTTTTTGCTGATGCTCTTTCCATAGGATTGTCAGCTTCTGTAGGTTTGGCTGCTGCTGCTTATGTTATTCAAGTTACACATGATTTTATCATTCCTGTTTGGGTAACTCTTGAAGGTGGCTCTCCAATTGCTGACATTGCTCCCCCAGCAGATACGAAAGCAAGAACTTATATTGATATTTTGAACTTTGCTGGTTTCCGTATCCTGGCTCCAGGAGCAGTTACGGGAGATCAGACATGGCACGTAGTTAAGAACTGGAGGAACTTCTAAAATGGCTGACGGATTTATTGATGTTGTAGAAACTGGTATACCTACTAAGAGTGTAGATACTACTAGTTTATTGGTAGCTGCGAAAACAGTACAACGAGAAAGAATGGTAATTGCGGGCGCAGCGGCTACAGAGTTAGCTGATGTGCAAATTGCAGATCCTACTGGTTTAAGTATAGGATTAGTTGTTCTTCCTAAAGTTCCTTCTACTGGTTTGCCTGTTGCTGGTACTACTCCACATGATGCTGCTGCTACAACTATTAATCCACTTTTACAGGGTGGATATGCTTCTGCTGGTCCTCCTGTTCCTGTGGGTTCAGATGGAGATGCAGTTCGGGCTTGGTTTCTTAGAAGTGGGGCACAAGTAGTTGATATAGCAGCACAATCCCTTCCATTCGCTGTAGCAGGTGAAAGTTCTGACGGAGTTATTCAGGGTGGAAAGCCTGTTTCTGTTGGTGGATTGGCGAGAAATACAGATAGACCAGTAGTAGGTAATGGGGATGCAGTTCGTTTAGTTGCAGATTTACTTGGTAAGTTAGTAACCCTTCCTTATACTATCTCAGCGAATATAATTCGTGGCCTGGCAACTCTCACGCTTGCTAGTGATGTTTCTATCATTGCTGCACCGGGCGCTGGTCTTATTAATTATATTACTTCTGTTTCTGGTTCCAATACTAATGTTACTACAGATGTTCGGGTAGACATTAAAGATGGAACTACGACTATCCTGAGTTTCTTCTGTGCTGCTGGTGGTGGAGGTTTCTCTCACCAAATGCCAGTTCCTCTTGCTCTTACAGCAAATACAGCTTTGCAGATGGCTCTTTCTGGTGCTGTTACGGATGTTAGAGTTTCTGCTCAGGGTTATAAGAGCGCAGCTTAATGGCGACAGTTAATGTAGGTTTTGCTTCTTTTGCATTTCCAAGAGAAGGCTCTGCTGAGCTTATTCTCACGTATGATGATGTTACAATGAGGATTCAAGGCATTGGAGTTATTGGTTCCATTACCAATAGAAAGATCCTCTTAAAAATGTTTAATAGAGCACTCGCTCCTCCAGTGAATGAGTTTGAGATGTTGATTGATCCAGTTGAAACAGGGAGATTGGATATTCCAATTCTTCAAAGAAGTGATTGGTTAATGGTTACCAATCCAGAGGGTGGAGTTAATCCTACTCCTGGGATTGCGATTGGGGCTAGTGTTGTAGAAAATAGGCCAAGAAGAAAATCGAGTGGTCGATAATGATTATTCCTGGCACAGTAACCACGGCAGCACAAACGGGTGGGACAGTTCTTACAGTTTCTGGTCATGTAGTTGAGGTTGGTAGTTCTAAGTTATTGTTATGTTTTATTGTATTTAATAACAATTTGCTTGAAGTAGTTGATAATATTGCATGGGACGCAGCGGGCGTCAATGAAGCAATGACGTTCCTAGGACAATCTACAAGAACAGTAAATGATGGCAGGATTGAGATTTGGTATCTTAAAGATCCAACTTCTAAAACTGCTGATATTACTATTACATTAGATACAGCATTAACAGCGACAGCAGGCTTTACTGCGATAGCTGTTTCTAATACAGGAGTGGAACAGGGAGCTACTACTTTCAATACAGTTGCTACAAATAATGATTCAGATACTGCACCAACAATTGTAGTAGCTACAGTTCCTGGGGAAAGAGTTTATGGTGGTTTAGGTGTAGAGGATAAAGATACTACAGAAATATCAGTAGACGCCCCATCAACGGAAATAGCAGAAACCTTTGGTGGATCTGGCGGAAGAAGTATGGGGAATAGTTTAGCAAATAGAGCTGAGGTTAGTCCTAATGTTACTATAGATTGGACACTTATTGGCGCTGAGAATTGGGCTACTATTGGTGTTTCACTTAGGCCAGCCCCAAAAGCCGTGTTACATCCAAGTCACGGTTTTCTAGGACCACCTTATATTTAGTGGGGAAAAATGCCAGAGCAGATCTCAGTAAACAAGTTGTTGGAACACGTTGGGAATTTGTATGTTAAGGTAGCACAAGGGAATGAGAAGATTGATGAGTACGAGAAAGCATACGCAATAAAGACGAAAGAGAATGAAGATATATCAGTACGATTTGGCAACGCGCTAGCACATTTAGAGAAGTATGATAAGGAAGTAGTAAAGAGAATAATGGCTGGAGAGAATGTTCCAGTTTTTACTGTTCCAGATAAAGAGGAATAACAATGCCAGGAATGTCACTACATTCGTTCTTTTGGGAAGGCGGCGCTCCTGCGGGCGGTGGTGGTCATAAGGAATATAATGGAATAGATTCCCATGCTAATTGGATTCGTAGGTTACACATCCTACTTCCCTTACTATGGTTCTTAAATTAACATGGCTAGAAAATTTCCACCGATAGTAAAGAGACGTGCAGTAGTTAGGGGAGCCTTTTTAAAAGGTGTCAATTCACACCTGAAGGGTTTAAAACGCTTTCCTCCAAAGATGCCGATTGCTAGTAAGACTACACCTAGAATTCCAGGGACCAAAAATCTATGAGTGTCGCAGTAATGGAAATTCCTGAGATGTCAGCGCTAGGGTCTAGTATAGATCCAGATATGGCTGCTTTGACACAACTTTCTACTAAGAGAAAAAGAGGTCGTCCTAAGAAGGATGAACTTACTTCTCGTCGTGCATCTATTCAGAAATGGCAACCTAAGACTTGGAAACCAATACATGAGGAAATAGTAGCATTAGATTGTGCAGGCGCTCCTCATGCTATGATTGCAGCTAAGTTAAATAAATCTGTTCAGTATGTTAGTAGAATTTGTAATACACCACAAGCTGTGATTATCAAAAGATATGCTTTAAAAGAGATGATAAAAAAGAATAAGGAGATTCAAGAAGAAAGAATAGAACATATGCAGGCAAAGGCTATGGAGAGAATCTCTGATGTTTTAGAAGATGATGATCTAGCTAGAGACGAGCCTTTTGCTGTGGTAGATAAAGCATTTAAGCTCCTATCCTCAACTGGAGTTATGGGTGGTAAGAAGGATAATGGTGATACACACATTCACGCAAACAACGTAACAGTTAATAATCTCAAGAACTCAGCTCTTGTAGAGATTAAAGAAGGGCTGGCAAGGTCTAGAGAAGTTCGAGAGAAGTATCAGAGTCTAGAAGCAATAGATGTAACATCACCAAAAGTGGAAGATGGGCGAATGGAATAATGCCAGGACTAATTCTGGGGCCGCAGAAATTAGAGGCTCCGACAGATGAAGAATGGGAACTTTTACTGCATCCCGATAGACTAGAAAAAGCACAAGAGTTAGCTAAGAAGGAACATGACAAGTTAGATGAAGATAACATAAGAGAGCTTAGGATTCAGTGTAAACATGATTTATTCTTTCTCTCAACAGCTATTCTTGGTTATAATAAGTTAACAGTTACATTTCATGGGCACTTTTGTAGTTGGTTGGATGTAACAGCAGATTCAGATATCCTGTATAGGTTAACATTGTTGGCTCGTTCGCATTTTAAATCTACAATCAAGACGATAACGGATTCTATACAATATGCATTACCCGATGATTCAGGAGCAGCCAAATACCCCCGTAATTTGGGAACGGATTTGCGACTCTTATTGGGTCACGAAGCCCATGCCGGTTCACAGCGATTTCTTTATGAAATTACTAGCCACTTCACGGGAAATCCGAAACTCATTGCCCTCTTTCCTGAGTGTATGCCGAATCCGAGAGAACAAAGGATTAACAAATCAGAACTTGAGCTTCCAAGAACTGAGTTCTGGGCAGAACCAACGTTTGATACTATCGGAGTTGGAGGAAGATCCCAAGGACGACACTACGATGCCATTAAGCTCGATGACATATTTGGAGATAAAGCCAGGGATAGTCGTGTTGAAAAAGCCGCGTTAATTCAGTGGTTCGACAACATTCAATCCTTCTTCGTTGTCCTTAAAACTGGAAGATTAGATGTAGTAGGAACTAGATGGTCAGTAGATGATGTTTATGCACATATGATGGATCGTTATGAAGGAAAGATGGTCCGTTATATTAGAAGGGTTGAGGAGTTAAATAAAGAAACCGGAATCGCAGAACCTGTATTTCCAGAGCACTTTCCATCTGATTCTCTGGACATTCTACGAAAGAATAAGCGAGTCTGGGCAGCACAGTACGCAAACGACCCTCATGAGGGATTGGTAGAATTTAATCCAAACTGGAAAAGATTCTATACGCCACAACCGAACTATGCGGTAACAGCTTTTAACGAACTTGGACACCTGAAGTGGAAGTTACGGGATTTAGATATCTTAATTCTAAATGACCCAGCAGTTACTAAGACTCCAGGTATTGTAGTTACGGGCACAGACAGATTCTTAAATGTTTTTATCCTTGAGATATCCAAGGAAGAAATGAACCCCACGCAGTTTGTGGAGAAAACGTTTGAGTTAGTACAAAAGTGGCATCCGAGAGCAGTATGCATTGAAGAAGTAGTTTTCTCTGCTGTCTACTCTCATTGGATTAAAAGAGAGATGCTCATACGGAATTGTAGGTTTAGTATCATTCCCTACAAGCCACCAAAAGATAAGATAAAGTTTGAAAGAGTAGCAGTTCTTGGAAACCGATATGCAGCAGGTCAGATTTATTTCTTAGGTGATGGAAGTCAGAGAGATATTATTTGGGAGTTTGATAATTTTGGAGCCACAGATAACTATCACTTACATGATGCATTAGCACAAGGTGAAGAATTCTGGATTGCTCCGGTGAGTAGAGAAGAAGAAAAGCAGAGAGAAGATGAATTAGAGGAGAGAATGGAAGGGATGGATTCTTTAACAGGCTACTCAGCTCTCTAGGTGATATCATGGCCACGAAGAAACGGACTAAAAAAAAAGTTCCAAAGCGATTAAGAAAAACAGTAGCGAGAAAAATACGGAAAATCAAAAAAGAGGGCAAATCACAAGATCAAGCAGTCGCACAAGCTATAAACCAATCCGTTAGAGGCAAGTAGATGGCAACTTTAATAGATGCTTTCAGAGGTCCTTCTTCTAAGTTATCTTCCGTTGATGCTCCAAGCACAGGAAGTAAAAGAAGGCGTGTAGGTAAAGGTGGTTCTGTTTTTGATCCTTTGATTGGGGCTTCAAAGCCAGGTAGAGTAGTTTCTACGGGCAGGAGTCCTGAGAATACAGATAGTATGACGAAACGCTTCATGAAGTCCTCTAGAGTTAAGAGAAACAGGAAACTTGGACGGGAGACTAGACCATAATGCCTGGTTTGACTGGAAAAGCACTATTAAATGTGCTTACGAAAGAACAATGGATGACAAAGATTCGTGCTGCTGAGGAAAAAGGCAATCAAGCAGAATCAATGTCCCTAAGAGCAGATATGATGATGACAACTCCTGCTCCTGGGCCACACAGAAAGCTAAATCTTAGTGGCTGAGCCGAAATTACCAAGGCTACCTACGCATTTAGACCAGATAATAGAGGAAACTCAGCGAGATATCCCTATTAGTCTGCCTGATGCAACCATTCTGATAGAAGCTGTAAAGGATTTACGGGCTATTTTGGATGCTCAGATAGCAACTAATGCAGATTTTGAGCAAAGAATCTTTGATTTGGAGAATCCGTAGGTGGAATATCAACTTCTAAGGTTCAAAAGTAGAGGAGATTACACGATTGGGGCTCTTTCTGAGTTCCCAGGAGCCCTAAAAAGGCCTAATTTCCTCTGTTTTAGCCTTGAAGATGAGTTCCGAAAAGAGAAGATAAAGAAGGAAACACGCATCAAATTCGGCCGATATAAGCTAGAATTAAGGACTGAGGGTGGTTTAACGGTAAGATATGCAAAGAAATTCCCTGGTATGCACGTTGGAATGATCTGGTTAAGAGAAGTACCAGACTTTAAATGGGTGTATATCCATGTGGGAAATGATGATGATGATACGGAAGGTTGTATTGTTGTCGGGAATGGCGCTATTATTGATAGGCTTACCAATTCTGTCGATGCTTACACTTTTATCTATCCTAAGATGGTTGCTGCAATAAAGAGTGGACCAACTTATATCACCATTATAGATCACGATGATCCTCTAGGAGTAGCAGCATAATGGGTATTTTTTCTAAGATAATAAATGCTGTTAGTTCACCTCTTGGTTTTGCTAAAGAGATTATAGGTGTTGCTAAGAAGCTTACTGGTGATCCAGAAAAAGATAAAGAGTTTGAGTTGCAGATTCTTACAATGACTCAGCGACGAGACTCTGAAATAGAAGAAACTCTCCGAGCGGAGATGGCAGCAAAGGAAAGAGTGTTGGTTGCAGAATTAAATCAGGGAGATAATTACACTAAGCGTGCTCGACCCACAGTTGTTTATGCAGGTCTTGGTATTGTTTTTCTAAACCATATAGTTCTACCTTGGATTGCAGCATTCGCACAGATTGAGGTTCCAAAAATTGAAGTTCCCCCAATCTTCTGGACTGGCTGGAGTGGGATTGTGATTACATGGAGTATTGGAAGATCAGCAGAGAAAATGGGATCTAAGAAAAAGATCGTTTCTGCTATAACGGGGAACAATAACTAATGGGTCAATATCCTCCACTGCTAAACCTAGATGAAGATACAGAACAAAGTCTATTGACTTTTCTGAATGATGAAGTCACAAGACATATGGCTGATAGACAGACGTTTATTCAAGATCTATTAGACCAGCAAAAAGACTACTGGGCGGAACCTTCTATGGAACGAAGGAAGTTTCCATTTCAAGGGGCTGCTAACTTAGTTATACCTCTAAATGCAATTGCAGCAGAAGCTGTTCAAGCTAGATCAATGACAATGCTTTGGGCTTCTAAACCTGTAGTATCTGTAGAGATTAGGAACCCTGAATTTGCAGCTGCGGAACATCCATTAGAGAACTATTTAGATTATGAATTACGAGTAAATATGAAGGCACGAAGGATGATGAATTCTTCTGTCTTTGAGACTATCAAGTTTGGTACGGGCGTTGGTAAATCAGACTATGCAAAAGTAACTAAGAAGCTAGTACGTTTCAATCCAGCTACAGAGGAGAAGGAAGAAATACCAGTAATTATTAGAGATAGTGCAACCCTTGATTCAGTTGCCTATGCTAATTTCATAATGCCAAACTATGCTCAAGATCCACAGACAGCACCTTGGGCTGGTGAGACAATGAGTGATACAGCATTTGGCGTTAAGAATAAGGAGCAAAATGGATTGTTTTACGATGGCACATTTATATCTCTCAAGTCACACTTCTTTGCTGTTAGCAGAACAGGAACAAATGAGGAAAGAAAGTTTACTGCTGCGCAAGAGGATCTTGAAAAGACTGGAAACATATTTCCAGAGCTTATTGACTACTACTTAATATGGTTGTCTTTTGATGTTGATGGGGATGACCAGTTAGAAGAAATAGTTGTTTGGTACCACCATGATTCTCGTTCACTTATGGCAGCTAGGTATAACTGGAATGACGATTTAAGGCGTCCTTATCGTATTGTTCAATACATACCTGTAGAACATAGATGGAGAGGGATAGGGATTAGTAAACAAAATTCCCAATTTCAACGGGAAGTAACGACAATCCATAGGCAGCGGTTGGACAACGCAACCATTGCTAATATGAGAATGTTTAAAATTAACAGGTTATCAGGTTATGGACCAAAAGAGCCAGTATTCCCTGGTAAGATTTGGTTCCTAGATGATATGTCCCATGTGGAGACAATCCAACTTGGAGAAATATACGCATCGTCTTTCTCGAATGAGCAGGCAGCCGTTCTATATTCCCAACAAAGAACCGGCGTTAATGAGGTTATCCTTGGTATGCCACAAGTTGGTACTCCTGGGACTGCTACTGGCGATTTGGCTCGTATTCAAGAAGGGAATAAGAAATTCGATTATTCGATGGATAACATTCGCGAGTGGATCGGTGATCTTACTATGGATGTTATCTGTAATATAAAACAATTCGGACCAAGACATCCAGATTACTTTGCTAGTGCTGAAGGTGGACAGGAAGTTGCAAGATTGATGGCCCTTGATATTCAGACTTTAAAATCTGGTATCATCTTTGAAGTAAAAGCAGCACAACAACAAGCTAATAGGTTATTAGATAGAAATAACTGGCAACAGATTGGTGCATTAGTTAACCAATACTATGTTGCTATGATTCAACTGGCTACACAATCGCAGAGGCCAGATTTAGTTCAGCTAATTCTTTCTAAGGGTTTAGTTGCGGCCACTGAGACAATGAAACAGGTACTGGAATCATTTGATGTTCGTAGCATTAATAAGATTTTAGTACCAGAAGTGGAGGAACTCCTTGGAATTGCAAGCGGACAATCGCCAGAGGCTGGACCTAACGGCCTTCCTAACGGAAGCGGAAATATCGGACCTCAAGATATTGGTAACGCAAAGGGATTGGCAGCCATTCAGCAACTTATTGCACCGGCTAACGGAACAGGCCGAGAAGCGTTTGAGAACAGGTAAGGATTTTGGAGATTATAGACAGAAGGTAGGAGAATTTGAATCACTTAATCGTTTAGTAGAGATCATGAGATCTTTAAATTACCAATCTCAGAAAAAGGAAGAGACAGAAAATGGAAGTCCCACAAATGACAGAGCCGAAGAAGGAACCGTTCGAGGAGAGGGGCAGTTCTTTGCCACAAGGGGAGAAAACTATATCTCCGACCTTGACAGACCCGCCAGAGGACCCGCCTATTAAAACGGCGGAACAATTACAAATCGAGGAGTATCGGAGAAAAGAAGCAGCATATCGACAAAGACAAATAGACACAGATGCACAGCTAGCACAGTTGACTCAGGTTGTAGGTAAGTTAGTTAAGGAAAAAGACGCTCCACCTGTACAAACACCTGAAGAAGCAGCAAAAGAATTTTATCGGGACCCTAAGAAAGTAATTAGAGAGGTGATGGAAGAAACTGTAAAGCCTCTCAATGAATTTAAAGATGACTTTCAGGGTAATACAAAGTACAATAGTCTGAAAACAAAGTACAAAGCAGATCCTAGGTTTGCTCCGTATTTCCAGAGGCCAGGATTTGAGCAAATGATAGATCAGGTAATTAATCAATCACAGCAGAATGGTGTTGCAATCAGTGAAGTATTTGTAGAATCAGTACTTACACATTCAGCAGGACAAATTGCTGTAGGAACTGTACAAATGCCAGATCCTATTGCAGATGCTAACAATACACCTCCAGCAGGAGATCCACCAGTGGATAACAGGCAAATTCCCCCATATTTGGCGCCTAGTTCTCCTCCCATGAGACGGCCAACTAGTGACCAGCCTAAGAGAAGGGCTCTCACAGAGAATGAAGATAGAATTCGCAGAGAGCAAAAAATGTCAGTAGATGATTGGTGGCATTGGATGGAAATGGATTCCAAGGATGTTGTTGGGTCACAAATTGGCTTAGAGGAGAAGAAATAATGTCTGACGAAAGAGATGTACTCCATGTTCCTGACATGAGTAGTGGAAAAGGAACAGCTACAATCGGTGTAGAAAGAGCTAGAGAAATAGCTGATAATAAAGAAGATTTGTCTGATGCAGATAGAAAATCTATAATTGCTAGAGTATTAGAACGGGGCATCATCATTGATCGTGCAACGGTAGATTTGCCAAAACACTTGTACGGAGAATGGGTTGCTGACGATCCTGTAGAAATTTCCAGGATGCAGCTGTTGGGATTTGAGAAGGACACACAATATGCAACAGATCGTTCTTCTAATGCTGACGGCTCGGGAGTATCCAAGATTGGTGATGTCATTTACATGATAGCTCCTATCGAAGTAAAGGAAATAATTGATGCCGTTCGATCGGAGATGTATCAGAGGGCAAATCCAGTTAAGGACAAGCAGAAAGAAGAGAAGGACTTCCAGAGGCAAGCGGATAAATCTGGACTTCCTGTAATTGCAGAAAGTGATATTACTACTGCAAGGGAGCAAGAAATCCGTTCAGCCCTGGGAGCAACTAAACAAGCTTGAAAGGGGAATGAATAAATGTCTAGAATTTTCATTCCTGCTCGCTTTCCGGGTGGTGGCGCACCGAGTGTTTTGTCGATGAACTACAAAACCTTGGAAACATTTATCAAAGGTGCAGTTCTAATCTTTGATACTGGCGAAGTGGTTACGGGTTTAGTAGATCCTACGCCAATCGTTGGAGTTGCATTGGAAGATGTAGCTTCTAAGCCGGGTTTTGAAGTTGGTCATGATTCTCAGGTTATTGCAACAACTGGGAGAGTCCAGCAAGTTTCTGTAGCTATTGCGAATGACGTAACTACATTTAGTGGCGCAGGAGATCGCGCTCCTCTGGCAACAGATGTTGGTGTAGAATACGGAATTCTGGATACTGCGGGAATCTGGGCAGTTGATACGACAGACGTTGTAAATACTCGGGTCGTTGTCACAGATGTTGATTTATTGCAAGACATCTTTTTCTTCAAATTCCTAACCGCTCATATGGCTTTGAGCTAATAGAGAGAGGAGAAGCTAAGTGGAAACCCAAGGCGCACTTAATCTGCTCTTTCGGTCAGGTTTGAGGCGAGATTTTCGTGACGAGTTTAATGAGCACGAAACGCAATATACTCAATATCTGCGAGTAGGGAGCATGGATTCGCCTGAGGTTGAAGCAACAATTATTGCGGGACTCCGCAGACTTCTAGAAATTGGTGATGGTGAGCCAGTTACTTATGAAGATATTGTTCTTGGACCAAAGGTGGTGGGTGTAGATAAGGAATTCGGTCTGGGATTCATCGTAACACGGAAAACTGTGGAAGATGACCAGTATGGAAAAGCTAACCAGGGAGCGAAATGGTTGGCCCATGCAACCCAGATGACATATGAATTCCGATCCGGCGCATTGTTGGATGATGCGTTTACTGGAGCAACATTCCTGGGTATTGATGGTCTTTCTTTGCTGAATACAGCCCACACAGCAATTAATGACCCAGCAGGAAATACCTGGGCAAATCGTCCTACTACAGAAGTTGGTTTCTCTGTGGCAGGAATTAACGCTCTATTGAATCTGCATGAGAATCTTGTAGATCACAATGGAGATCCGATTGTAAGTAATCCTGATACGGTTATTTATAATCCGTCGCAGATCAGCAAAGCTATGCAGATTTTTGGTTCTGACAAAGAACCTTTTACTGCTGGTAATGAGTTGAATGCGACCGCAAAGCGTTTGCCGGGAGTTCGGCAGATTGTTAAGCGTTTTGTGACAAACAATACTAGTTATATGTTGGTGGATAGTGAGCTGAACGATGCTCACTTCCTACTTCGCCGGAAAGCGGATTTCCGCGATGAGGAAGATTTTGATACTGGTGCTGGTAAGTTTAAGACCACCACTAGATTCCTCATTTGGTTTGTCGATCCTCGTGGATGGACAGGCGCGAACCCTGCCTAATAAACTGAAAGGCAGGTAACAAATGACTGGTCCTTTGGCACAGAGAGGTTTGTCTTTTTCGCCTAATACAATTGCTTGGAGTGCGTATTCTGACGAACTAGCAGAAATTGCAGGTGGAGTTGGCGGCGAAACTATTGTTATGAATGCTGTTCAAGCCATGAACATTGGCGACGGAGTATTTATTTCAGCATTGGATGCCGTTGACAAAAGTACAACGCTTTTGGATTACGCTGCGAGAGCAGGTATTGTTGTAGGCGGGCAGATTCCGGCAGAAGGTAACATGGCAATTCTTCAACATCCTAACGATATTGGAGAAATAGCTGCTGCCATAAATAAGCCAGTGCTTGTTTGTGTTGCTGGAGTTTGTAGGGCTGTAGCTGATGGTATTATTGCCATTGGTGATATTGTAGAAGCAGATGCAGTTACTGCTGGTAGAGTTTCTACCGGAACTACACAGCCTTTTGGTGTCGCAATGGATGCCGCAGCTTTAGCTGGAGACGTAATCCGTATTCTTATTCGGATGTAAGGAGAACAATGCGAACACCCATTTTACTTGGTGCTAGTCCTAAAACTGCAAAAACGAGTGCATGGGTTCCAGTTCGTTTTGAAAACTGGAAGTTGGTGGTAGAGGGTCGTAAGGATTCTATATTGGCTCTCTACTGCCAAATTCCTGAGAGTGGTGATGAGACTATTCACACTATTAATGGGAATGGAGAATTAAAATATATTGGACCCTCGATTGTCAGAGTAGAAATGAAGGAAAGAGGAACCGAGAATGCAATCTCAGTCTTTGCTGAGGAGATACTCTAATGGGAATGGATCTAGAAACCTTACGAGATGAGTTACGGGAACACGTTGGTGTAGATAGTGATGATCTGCCAGATCCCGATGCGGATTTGCTTCTGAATAGATCTTTTTGGGAGTTGATGAACAAATTCCGTTTTCGGGAGACTGAGTGTACGGCAGAATCTATTCTTACGATTGGGGATAGGTTTCTATCTCTGCCATTACCTCCGCATTTGTTTGAGGCCCTAAGGAAGATATCTGTTAGAAATCCTGAGACTCTTGAGTGGGATGTTATTAATAGAATCTCCTTAACTACTCATGAGGATGAAGCCTCTGATGATGTTGAAGATAGGGGACCTCCTGTTGGTTATTTAAGAGAACAGAATGGTATTAGGATTATATCGGCTGGTGGTGGTGGAGTTGATAGAGCATATACAATTAGGATAAAGTATTGGCAAATCTTACAAGACTTGGGTGATACCAATACAGAAGTACCATTTCCTCAGGTTTGGGATGAAGTATTGTTGTATGGTGCTGTTTGGCGTTTGTATAGGCGTTTAGGAAATCACTCTATGGGTAGAGAAGTAAGGAATACTCAGATTGATTTGATTAACAGTACAGCAGCGGTAGAAGCTAAAGAGGAAGAAGATTCTCAATTGTCTGGTGTTTCTATCCCTGACGAATTAACGAGAATATGACAGATTATACTCCTTGTGACGAACCTATAGCACAGAATCAAAGGCTTGTTGTTGCCTTGGATACTGCTACAGATATAGCTGCTACCTTTATGGGTAGTCGGAAAGGTGAACCAAATAGGCATTTAGCTGATGTTCTTACACATCCTGAATATATTGGATTTCTTGCTTGGACTGTAGATTGGCAGTTCGGTCCAGTTCTTGGTCCTGCTTCGGATTCTATTCTTGTTAATGGAAGTAATCAGTTTGTTATAGCAACTATTACAGGAGGCGGAGGGAATGGAGTCTACTGTAGACGGGACGTAGTACATGATAATTTTACATATTATCTAGATATTATCAATGCTACGTTTGATGGTAATGGGATAGGAATGACATTTCGGGCTAATGAGAATCCTGCCAGTGGTTTCCCTCCTGGTGGACTGTGGGAACAAAACGGGGATGCATTTGAGATCTTTTTGACTGTTGATCCTTCTCCGCTTTTAATTAATATATCCATGAACTATAGAATAGGTGGAGTTGCATCAGGTATGTATTCTCCATTTGTTATTGATTTACCAAATCCAGTTGGTGTAGGTTTAAGAATGGGTGTGGATGTTGCGGGCGATTTGATGGATTTCTGGACAGAACCTTTTGGTGGTGGGGCCAGAGTTACGCATCTTACCGGAGTAGAGTTGACTGATACTTCTGGTATTCTCCCTGGGACACCTAGTACTAGAGATTCTTTCAATGATACAGGCCATATGCGATTCGGTGTACGTAAAGATAGTAGCTCTGGTTCCATCTTTGATAATATAACAGTAGAGCAGGTATTCGGTCAGAATGGCCTTCCTACTGTTGCTAGTGTTGATTGGACAGAAGCGTGTGGACCACCTTTGAGTCCTTTTTCTGGTTTTGATCTTGGATTTACTGCCGGCTTTGGGAGCTAATAATGTCACAAACAGAACTTTCTTATGCTGATCTAGTAGCTGGGTTACCAGATAATGTAGCACAGGAAATTAGTCCGTCTGATGTTAGGAATGCTTTTGCTACAGCATTGGGTGGTTATGCTAGTATAGTTCAGTTTGTTGGTCCAACTTCGATGCTTGCAGTACTTGGCTCTACTATTGTAAATGTTTTTGATACTATCGTTGCAAAGTCCATAGATGTAAATTCAGCTGGATCTGATGCTAGTTTAGCTACTAACGCACTTACAGTTGGCGAAGATGGCGTTTATTTTGTGAACTTTATAGCTTCATTTGAAACTGGCGGTAACAATAGGACAGTACAGTTTCAGCCCTTTGTAAATGGAATTTTGAATTCCCTTAAAGTTCTACAGAGATTCGGATCTTCGGGTGATGTGCAAGTAACTCCATTCTTTGGTACGTTTCCGTTGAACAAAGATGATGAACTAGATATGCGAGTATCTGTTGTTTCTGGTGGTGCTACCGATTTAATTTTCACAAACGCCGGTTTCTCGATTTTCCGTGTTGGTTAGATTTCTTAAGTTCCTACTTTCAGTAGTCCTGAGCCTATTTAGGAGATTAAAGATGGCTTTCTCGAATGTATGGTCTAATGTTATTCCTGCGGGATCTGATCCAGCCAACACTGCGGATGATGAGATTCGTCAGTTAAGGTTAGATATTGACGAGAGAATGGATACTGTTGTAGGAGATTGGTCTGCTGATCCACTTTTCGTTCTTACAGATATTAGAAAAAGTGTTCATTGGAGTGATGGTGTTGTGGGTATAAATGATACTGGATGGGATGTTACTGGTCTAGGGCTGCATCCAAGTGCCTCTCCTTCTAACTTTAATTGGAATATTCATATTCCACTTCCTGTTGGAGCGATTTTGAATCTGGTAGACTTTAGGATCTTTTTAAACAATGCTTCATCGACATTCATTGTTGGTGTTAATGAGCTAAATGATACCCCAGGAAGTACGAGTTTGGGTTCAACTACTATTGTTACTATCCCTGGTTGGCAGACCATTACGATTTCTGGTTTGGCTCATACTGTACTACAAGATAGACCTATCGTCCTGAGTCATTTCATGAGTAATTTGATTGATTTTACAGGTACTAGGATATTCATGGATCATTACGAATATGATCTCCCAAGTGCTATCACTGGAGCAATAGCCTAATGACTAAGCTTTCTTGGCTTAGTAAGGTTCAAGAGGTTGCTGGTACTAGGAGTCTTGAGTTAGCACCTCCTAGGACTATCTCTGTGCCACAAATTAATGGTGGAATAATTACAGATATTGATCCAACTGATATTAAGGAAAATGCATCTCCTCTGATTAGAAACTCTAGGATTAGGAGAGATAAAACAAGTAGGAGATTTGGAAAGTCTCAGTTCTTATCTGATAAACTTAACTCTGAACAGGTTTCTGCTCTTATTCAGTTTAGGGTTAGTAACAAGACTACGTACTTTGTAAAAACTACGGATCAAACCGTACACTTCATTGATGATACAGCTGGTGCTGTTTGGAAGTTTGTAATTGGTATCTTGGCGGGCAGGATAACAGATCATGCAATTGTTTTTGGTGATTTGATTATAGCTGATGGTGTTAATCAGTTAAAGAGAGTAGATTTAGATACAGAGTTTTTAGATGTAGTAGGAGTCTTAGCGCCCACAGCAAAGTATGTAACAGGGTTCTCAGAAAGAGTAGTTGCTGCAAATGGTGGTTTTGGTGGAGAAGCTTCTGAGACTATTTATTGGAGTGGTAATAGAAACTTTGATGAATGGGATGCTCTTGAGGATATTTCAGCAGGACAGAAACGATTAGATACGAGTCCCAGGACAGTTATTGATCCTATCTCTGGTATCTTTGGTTTCTCCTCTGTTATGGTTATTCCTAGAGAGTTCTCTATCTGGGTAGCACAGCAAAACCCTGTAGCTTCTGATCCGTTTAGGTTATTTCGGGCGGTTCCAGGTGTAGGAACTAACTTACCGGGATCTATAGCTATTGGTCGTGAGTTGTTGATGTTCCTAGATTCTAGGATGCGGGATTTGGTTGTATATACACCGGGGTCTAACGTAGAAACTATTGGACTTCCAATTCGTAATACAATTATTAAAGATATTGCAAACGCAGATGTTATTGATTCTACGTACTTGATAAATGAACAAGAATATTATCTCTTAATCACTGAGAACAGTACGGTAAAGATTTGGATTTTTAATTTTCTGACACAAGCTTGGACATATGATGAGTTGCCGAACTGTACTTCTGTTGATGTTGTTGATGGTCGGACTGATTATACTTCTTTTGATGATCTCGTTGGTACATTCGATTCATTAACAGGAACATTTGATGGACTTTCTAATACTCCAGTTGATCTTCCAGAGTTAGTTTTTGGCTTTGATAATGGTGATCTTGTTAAGGAAAATGAGGATTTTGAAAAAGACACTAGGGAATCTATTCCAGCAGGAGTTGAGTATATATTTGAATTTCAGTCCAAAGAATTTAAAGAGGCAAAAAAAGATATTACTGTTAGTAGAATAGAGATAGAATACCAAGCCACTAGGCCAGGGGTGGTTACTTTAGAATATAGTAAAGATGGTGGAATAACTTGGGTGACAGCAAAGACAGTTATGTTAATAGTTGGTAAGGTAGAGATTCTTAAGTTTAAGAAACAAATTAACACTAGACGTTTTATGTGGAGAGTTCTTTCTACTGACGGCGCATTTGATCTTCTTGGTTATGAGACAGATGTTCTAGCCGAATCTGGAGAATCGAGAAACTAATGGCAACAACTCAAGCTGCTGTTTTACCACCCCTTGACAAATACTTTGTTTTGTCTCATCTCTGCAAAGAGCCGGAAGGGGAGTTTGAGCGTTCTATTCGTTTAATGCCTCTGTCCGGTCCTAATCTCAAGAACTTCTGGGAGAAGGCTAAGGTTCATAGGACACTATTCAATGAGGAAATTAGAGGAGACTTTAAAGAGTTTCTTAAGGTATTTATATCAGAGAACGCAGCTGGAAATATTGAACCTAATGGTCTATTTTGGGTAATGGATGATTTTGCAGGTGTGTATTACTTATCTAAGATAGTTCCTGGTAGGGATGCCCAGGCACATGTAAATATGTTAGATGGACGATTTAAGGGGCGTGAGGAGATCTCGAAACGCCTACTATTACACGCATTTGAGGAGTATGGTTTTCATAGATTGACAGTACAAGTACCCGTATATATTAAGCCGAACGTAATTAGATTTATCCGGCGCCTCGGGTTTGTTTCAGAAGGAAGGATTCGTGAGGTTGTACCGTACAAGGGAAAGTGGTTTGATGTATTCGTGTTCGGAATCCTTAAAGATGAAATTGTCCTGAAGGAGCCAGAAAATGGGTGAATCAGTTGAGACTGGAACCGTAGGAGGAGGATCTGCAATTCCTGTAGGAGATGAATTTGCAAGATTCCTTTCTCAAGTATTAACATCAGGTCAGTTTGGAAATGTTGCTCCAGCACAACTTGATCCAGAAACTGGCCAACCATTAACTCAATCCGAATCTCAAACTCAAAGGGTTGGTCAAGGGGCTGTAGATCAGACTGCTGGAATTGCTCAGGCTTTGAATGATATTGTTCAAGGTCCAGATGTTACAGGAACTCAATCTGCCGTACAACAAATTATTCAACAGCAATCAGGTAGAGATGTTGCAGATTTGAGAGAAAGATTTACTGCTGGTGGTGGATCTCAAGGAACGCCATCTGCGGTTGCAGAAGGTTTGTTCCGTTCTGAGCTAGCACCAAAACTAGCTGCCGCTACTGGACAGTTAGATTTAGCTGCAAGTCAACAGCAAATACAAGCCTTAATTCCTATCCTACAAGTTCTTTCTCAGTTTGCAGGTAAGGGAGTTCCACAGGCTGCTCCGTTTGTTGAAGTTAAGGAAGGTCCTTTGAGTAGTATTAGTGGATTACTTGGTGGTGCTGCTAGTGCTGGTCCTGCTATTGCAGGTCTTTTTGGTGGTGATGGAGGTCCTTCGGTAGCCGCGCCTAGATTCGGTGGAACAGGAGTTAATGTATAATGACTTCACCTATTGTTGTTAGAACAGGTGGTACAGGAGAGGCACTGCAACAAATTGGACAATCTATTGGCCAGCTTTTAGATCCAGACAAAGAAAAAAGAGAAGCATTTGAACAGTTCCTTGTAGCTAATCCAGATGCCCTTCCTAGGCTGGGGCAGGCTATTAGGGATAATCCTGCTCTTGCTACTACTGTTCTAGACTTTGCGCCGCCAGAAGTATTGGAGGCATTACAAGCTACTCCTGCAACTTCTGCGCAGCAATTAGAAGGTGCTACTGCGGGCTTTCTTGCAAATGCTCCACCAGAACTTAAAGATCTTTTTGGTCAACTTCTAGCTATTAGAGAGACAGGCCAAGATCCTGCAAGATTTGCAACACTTACAGATGAAATAGAAGCGAGAGTGAAACTGTTTCAAGAACCAGGAGTTCCAGAAGCTGTTGCTCAGCGAGGGGCAACTGGTTTAACACCTGGGCAATTTGCTGCTGATGCACTTGATGAACAGTTAAATAGAGAAGCATTTGTTCTTTTTAATAACTTTCAAGGAACAGAGAGAGAAAGAACTATTCTGAGAACAGCTTTGTCCGCTGCATTAGTAGATAGTGATTTGTTATTAGCACACATTAGAAGGAGAGAACTGGGTGAGATTCAAGCCTCTGCCGTTGATGCTACTGCTAGAGGTAGAGCAACAGATGCAAGACAAGATGCAGAAGCAATTAGACAGGTTGAAAGAACTAATGTAGGAACTGCTGCTGGTTGGAAGTTCTATTTGTTTGATGTTGCATTAAATCAAGAAGGCAGATCGTTATTGCAACAAGTTAGAAGTGGTCAACTAGCTCCTGATGCTATAAGTATAGATCCTCGTGTCGATTCAGCAACAGGAGAGGTAATAGGACCATCTGATAAAGACTTGTTTGACATGGCTTCTGCTCAGGACCGTAGGTTAGCAGAAGATAAAGTAGGCGCACTTCTTTCTCAACGGAGTCTTATTCAGGATTTTATTGGGCAGATTGAGCAAAGGGGTCCAGGTGGTGACAGACTTATGCTACGGTCTGCTAGGCAGTTTTCAGTTGATGGACTAAATTCTTTACTTATTCAAATACATAATGAAACTGCTGGTGATGTTCCATTGTACAGAGCATTTATTAATAGGAATGGTCCATTGCGTTTCTTGGATGCAAATGGAGATGAGCTTGAAACTGGTAATCCTTTTGCTCAGCCAAATATTATGCAGAGAGCTATTAGGAGAGCACTTGGATTAATTGGAATAGGCGGAGAGCCATCAGGACAACAACCAAGAACTCCAGAAGAAGAAGCAGCTTTATTACAACAACAGCAACCTACAACTCCAACAGCACAACCACCAA